AAAGAACACGGATTTAAAACCGCCAAATTATATAAGATTGTAACCTTAGAAAATATAAAAGACAGCGACTTACCAAACGAGTGTGCTTTAAAAAACAGTACCGGTGCAAGCTCTATTGGCGTAATGGTATTACAAAGACAAGACGGAAACTTTTTTGAAAAACGAACTGGAAAATCATTAACTTTTAATCGCGTTAAACAAATTATGCAACACGCCGAAGCCCAAAAACCGTACTGGAGCAAAGAGTGGCTAATAGAAGAAATGCTAGAACCTAAACCCGGCGAACTCGTACCCCACGAGTGTAAATGTTTCGTCATAGGCGAGGTACAAATCTTTGCAGTACACACCAAGCAGAGAGGCCGGCAAGTAAAACAGTGGTACGACAAACACCTGAACGTTATAGACGTAGGACGGAGTTATGACACGATAGACCCTAACTTGAAACCGCCCAAAGATACTCCGGAATTATTTAGAATATGTAGGGAAATCTTTAAAGGCTTTGATTATCTGTTTATGAGAATTGATATATTTGACACCGCTAAAGGACTTTATGTAGGCGAATTGAACTACGCGGAAGGCGTACCAACTTTTAACAAGAAATGGAACGATTATTTAAGTAAGAAGCTAGAGGAACAAATATGCCGAAACTCAATATCTTAGACCCCAAATTATGGAAGGGTTGGAGTATCGGACTTCAAAACGCCACCGCATTATACGAGCATCTAAAAGGCAAAGAATATAAGACGATATTAGATGTAGGCTCGGGTAGTACCACCCTTTTATTCAATTATCTAGGCTTTAATACGATTACTTTGGAACACGACCATTATTGGGCGAGAGAGACTGAGAAATTATTAGAGAATCACGGAATTAAAGGGAATATTGTGTTGGCAGATTTAAAATTGACTAGCTGGGGCTATGTTTACGACGCCGAACCGCCTGAAAATATTGATTTTTGTTTAATTGACGGACCACCGGAAGCTTTTGGGCGACAAGCTATGTTTTATTATATCCAGCCTTATTTGAGTGAGAACTTTGAAGTTTGGCTAGACGATTGCACCAGACCGATAGAAGCCGAAGCCTTGAAGAATTGGCAAAAAGACTTTAACCTTAAATTAACGAAAGTAAATTATAGAATAACGAGCCTTACAAATGAGTGAGAAGCCAACCATAGAAGATTACGAACTCCGGACACTACTGCCGAAATATTTTATGTACCTCGGTTCACTAGCAGCTACGCTATACGCTAAAGAAGAGAATTATTATCGGGAAGAATATAAAGAAATCGTAAACGATTTAGAAGAAAAAATTGAAGAAAGGGGCGGTATTCTTTATGACCACAATAATTTTACTTTTAAGTCGTAAGTTTTTAATTAAAGAGTTAGCCGAGTACCTAGAACAAAACGATTGCGATAGAACGCAGACTAATTTACTTGTAATGGTGGACGGAGAGGGGAAGCTATACAACCTAGCCCAAAAATATTTTGGAAAACAAAACTACAATATAGTTAAGATACACTGGGTAAAAGACCACCACGAGGTTAACCGCTCACGAGTTTACAGACGTAGAAGAATAGCAGAACTACACAATTACGCCAAAGAACAGCTACCTGAATGCGAGTTTGTTTTACTAATAGAAGATGACGGCATACCACCCAAAGACGGATTTAAAACGCTATTAAAGCGGTTTAAAGAGAAGTCTGATGTTGGTTTTATAGAAGGATTGCAATTAGGACGCTGGCAAAGTAGATATATAGGCGCTTGGAAGGTAGATAATCCGTTTCACTTAACCGAGATTAAATCAATTGAATACAAACCGAACAAGTTAATTGAGATTGATGCTGGCGGTTTTTATTTTATGCTTACTAAAACCGAGTATTACTTATGGCACAAGCACTTCACGAACGCGAATTACGGACCGGATATTGTTTATGGACTTCAATTAAGGAAGCGAAATCTCAAAAATTATATAGATACTTCGGTTGAAATACCACACTACACTGAGAATGGCGAAGTATTCAGTATAAAATACGACACCCCGAGAGTAATTTGTTTGCGGAAAGAGAGAGGCGCTTTGCGATTTATACATAGCGTACAAAAAGCGTAGGCCTCTGCGTTATAATCAACTTAGAGGTTTAGGCTTTTTACAAAGTCTAGGACTTTTACAAAGGAGTGTTAGAGATGAAGGAGTTGCCAAAAACGACCCTGACTATCTATTTGAACGGGCAACCGCACACAACGACCTGCCCTTACTGCCACGAATTTCAACGAGTTGAACCAAAGCTCATTCAATACTGCGTGAAATGCCAAAAGTATTTCATCTTAGACGAGAGGACAGGCAGATGAAGTGCCCAGTGTGCGACAAACCGCTCAAGACCCAAGTAGATAAACACCATCTTTACCACCCACGCAAGAGATTTGCCGGCACAAGACGAGGTAAACTGACGATACCGATACACAAGAAGTGCCACGCTGAGTACCACCTGTTCTTTTTGAACTTTTGCGAAGGCTATTCGGCTAATCGCTTTTGTTATGGCTGTCGGTATATCCGGATTTGTTGCCATGCAAGCCTCTGAAGACCGCACGAGGCCGGCGGTAATCACGGCCTCAAAACTTGTATAAAAATTTAAGTTATTGAATAATAAAAGAAATGATTACAAAACCCCCCTACCCTACCGCTATAATCACGCATAAAATTGATTTGACCCCTTATAAATTTTTAAAATTTGCAGTAGGGGAGGGAAGGGGAGTTATAAAATTAGCTACAAAAGGAATATAAATGCTAGTACATAACCCAAATAATCTGCCGCTAATAGACTATAACGAACTGATACCTATACAGGGAAATCTTAAAGAATTAAGTAAAACTAACGCAGATAAACTGTATAAATCCTTTATACAGCATGGTTTTTTTGTACCTATGTTTATATGGTATAACGAGGATAAATATAAAATAATTGACGGACACCAAAGGCTTAAAATCTTGCAAGACCAAAAAATAATATTTAAAAATACAGGTACTAAAATACCCTGCCTTATAGTAGAAGCTAAAAATCTAAAAGACGCTAAAGTAAAATTGGCTAAAATAAGCTCTCAATATGGAACAATAACCTATAAAGGCTGGGAAGATTTTACAGCTGATTTAAATGAAGCGGAATTATTAGAAGCAGTAGCCTATGACGCATTTAATTTTATAGATAGTAAAACAGAGTATAAAGATGGGAAGGAAGAAGGGCTTAGTAATATAAATACTAATAATACCTGCCCTAGATGTGGATATGAGTGGTAAGCCTAAAGTAGTAAGTACATTTAGTGGTATAGGTGGCTCAAGTCAAGGTTATAAGCAAGCTGGTTTTAATGTAATAGCTGGTATAGAATTTGTAGATTTTCAAGCTGTACAATATAAGTTTAACCACCCTAAAACTAAACTCTATCAGGAAGATATACGAGAAATTACAGCAGAAAGATTGCTAAAAGACCTAAAGTTAAAAAAAGGTGAATTAGATATTCTTGACGGAAGCCCACCCTGCGCAAGCTTTAGTATAAGTGGTAATAGAGAAAAGGATTGGGGAAAGATAAAAAAATACTCTAATAGAAAACAAAGAACTGACGATTTATTTTTTGAATATATTAGGCTCGTTAAAGGCTTAAAACCTAAAGTAGTTATAGCGGAAAATGTAAAAGGATTAACAATTGGTACTGCTAAGGGATATTTAAAAACGATACTTAGAGAATTAGAGAATTTAGGCTATATAGTAAAATATAAAGTCTTAAATTCAGCTAATTACTTAGTACCACAAATAAGAACTCGTATATTTATAATAGGAGTAAGAAAAGACCTAAATAAAATACCCAGCTACCCTACCCCTTCTAATAAATATATAAGTTTGAAAGAAGCGTTCAAAGGATTAGAGTTTACAGAAAAGGATAAAGCAGATACCGATATAAGTAAATTTGCAATTTTTAAAGAATTAGAAAAAACTAAAATTGGTAAATCAAATAGTAAATACTTTAATCTTCTAAAAGCGAATCCGTATAAGCCGAGTAATACTATTACTGCTACCTGCGGGAATATAGGTGCGGCTAAAGTCTGCCATTGGGATAATAGAGCCTTCACAATAGCCGAATTAAAACGGATAAGTAGTTACCCCGACAATTATAAATTAAGTGATAATTATAGTGAAGCAGCGGAAGGTATAGGCCGTAGCGTACCGCCAAAACTTATGGAAGCAATAGCGTTAAATGTTAAGGAAAGGATTTTAAATGACTAATATAAAAGGCGAGGGTAAAGATTTTAGCTTTAGTAATATAGAAAATTTTGATAATCATATAAGCCGAGAAATCAGAGGATATAAAGAGCTAGATACAATTATAAAAGGTATAGCAGAGATAGCAATAGAAGATAAGACTAATGTTTATGATATAGGTTGCTCAACTGGTCGTTTAATTAAAGAATTAGACGAACTAATTAAATCCGAAAAAGACCAAGCAAGAATTAAAAATGTTAATTTTTATGGTATAGAACCTAACCAAAACTTTACTAAAGATTTCGTTACAACTGATACCTTACATTTTATAAATGATAAAGTAGATGATAAGACAGTTTTTAATAACGCTAGCCTAATAACCTCTATTTTTACTTTACAATTTATACCGGCTAAACATAGGCTAGAAGTATTATCTAATATTTATAACGGATTAAATCTAAATGGTGTTTTTATATGGGCGGAAAAAGTATTTTCTAAAGATAGCCAAATAGAACAATTATTAACGAGCCTACATTTAGACTTTAAAAGAGAAGGAAGTGAGGCAGAAATGATAATGGATAAAGAGAAGCGATTACGAGCTATACAACGCCCTCTTACTTTAGAAAAAAATATTAGATTACTAGAAGAAGTCGGATTTACTCAGTATGATAGTTTTTGGCGCGTAAATAATTTTATAGGCTTAGTAGCGATAAAGTAGAAGTAATATGAAAGTAAATAATCCGAATAACCTACCAACTATACCAATCAAAGATTTAAAACCGACACAGGGTAATCTAAAAGAATTATCTGAAGTGAATTATAACAAGCTAAAAAGAGTTATAGATAAAAGAGGCTTTAGCGTACCAGTATATATTTGGGAAGATAAAGAAGGTATAAAACACCTTTTAGACGGACACGGAAGATATAAAGTATTAACAACTGAAGGTTGGGAAGAACCTATACCCTACTTAAAAATACCGGCTAAAGACTTAAAAGAAGCTATGTCTAGGCTACTTGAAATAACAAGCCAGTACCAAGAAATTACCCAAGAGGGAATAGACGAGTTTATTGCTAAATACGAATTACTAGAAGCAGAAGTATATGAATATACTAATTTTGATGCGATGAATTATTTAGAAGATGATAATGAAGAAACAGGAATAAAAGATAATTATAGTAGAAAGATAGAAGCACCGATTTATGAAATTAAAGGCGAGAAGCCTAATGTGGAAGAACTTTTTAATAATCTAAAAGCCGAACAACTAATAAAAGAGATAGAGGAGGCTAATTTACCGGAAGAAGTAAAGAGCTTTTTAAAACTAGCCGCATATAGGCATACGATATTTAATTATTCTAAAATAGCAGAATTTTATGCTAACTCTGATAAAGATACCCAAGCACTTATGGAAAAATCAGCTCTAGTAATTATAGATTTTGATAAAGCAATTGAGAATGGCTTTATCCGGTTAAGTGAAAAGATAATCGGGCAATATACGAATGACTATAAATAATTATGCAGTTTTTATCCTTACTCACGGCCGACCTGATAAAGTATTATCAATAAAAAGCTTAGAGAAGGCTAATTATAAAGGCCCAGTATATCTTATTTGTGATGATGAAGATAAAACACTAGAGCGCTATAAAGAAAATTTTGGGGAAGATAAAGTTATAGTGTTTAGTAAAGAATATATGAGTGGAACTTTTGATACTATGGATAACTTTGATGATAAAAGGGTAATAGTCTATGCTAGAAATATCGCTTTTAATATAGCAAGAGATTTAAAATTAGATTATTTTATAACTTTAGATGATGATTATAACTCTTTTGATTATCGTTTTAATAATAAATTTAAATATTTAGCTGAAACTAGGCCGATAAAGAATATAACAAGTATATTTGAAGCTATGATTGAATACTTAACTAATACTTCTATAAAAACAATATGTTTTTCGCAAGGTGGTGATTTTATTGGTGGCTCTGAAAGTAAAATGGCAAATTCTATTACTTGTAAACGAAAAGCTATGAACTTATTTGTATGTAAAACTGATAGACCAATAAATTTTATAGGTAGAATAAATGAAGATGTAAATACCTATGTAAAAAGAGGAATGACAGGTGATATATTCTTAACTACAAGCTTAGTTTCTTTACACCAAATTAGTACACAAACCAGTGAGGGCGGTATGACAGAGTTATATAATGAGAGAGGTACTTATATGAAAAGCTTTTACTCTGTAATTATAAGCCCAAGCTCTGTAAAAATAAGTTTAATGGGAAACAATAATAAAAGATTACACCACGTTATAAATTGGGATAATACTGTACCTAAAATAATTAAAGAAAGTTATAAAAAGCGTGATTAAGGCGTGAATAATATGGGAAATAATCCGAATGCTAATAATAACCTAACACCTTTTCAGAAAGGCGAGCTAAGAGCAAGAGAAGCCGGTTCTAAGGGCGGTTTAAATAAGAAAGGTACAAAACATCTTTGTACTATTATAAAAGATATTGGCGATAATATAGATTGGGATAAAACTACACTAAAGAATAATGAAAAGATGAAAGCCTTATATGGGAATAGCGGTTGGAAAGCTCTAGTCTATGTAGCTTTCACAAAAGCTTTAGCTGGCGACAGTAAGGCTATGGATTGGCTAGCGAAAAATGCTTTCGGTACGAAGTTAGATATTACAGCAGAGAATATACCGCCTATTGCTCTTGTAAAATATTACGAACCTAAAGATGAACCAGCAAAGTGAAATAGAAGTCTATTTCGCGCCTGAATACAAAGAATTAAATAAACCCAGTCAGTATTGGCGTAATATGATTTTTTACGGAGGCCGGTATAGCGGTAAAAGCTACCATGTTGCTTTAGCTCTATTATTAAAAGGTAGGCGTGAAAAGAAACGTATTTTATGTACAAGAGAAGTGCAGAATACAATACGCGATAGTGTCCATAAATTATTAAAAGACATTATAGAGAAGTATAATTTTACGGATTATACAGTAACTAATGACGCTATTATAAATAATATTTATGGGACAGAGTTTATTTTTAAAGGCTTAAGGCAGAATATCAACGAGATTAAATCAACTGAAGGTATAGACATTTGCTGGGTAGAAGAAGCCCAAAGCGTTAGCGATAAATCGTGGGACGTACTTACTCCGACTATCCGTAAAGAAGGAAGCCAAATAATAGCCACCTTCAACCGGTTTGCAGAGCTAGACCCAGTTTATGTCCGTTATGTAATGAATCAACCGCCGAACACTTACGTCAAGAAGGTAAATTATGACGTATTAGAGAGATGCGGGTTAATGACAGAGGCAATATATAACGAAATGGAGGCGGATAAAGCAAACCCCGAATTATACAATCATAAGTGGCTCGGCGAACCTCTTAGCCAATCTGAGCAAGCATTACTTAATAGAACCGCCATTTTAGAGGCTATGCAGAGAGAAGTAGATGATGAAGGCGACGAATTTATCGGTGTAGATGTAGCAAGAATGGGAAATGATAGAACAGTATTCGTTAGACGTAAAGGCTTACAGACTAAGAATTATAAAGTTATGACGAAGATGCGTACCACCGAGATATGCGATGCTTTAGAGAAATTCGCACGCTTTAGAAAAGATACTTTAATTAAGGTAGATGACACCGGCGTTGGCGGTGGCGTAACTGATGAAATGAAGAAGCGAGGTTATAATGTGCTAGGCGTAAACTTTGGTGGCGCGCCCAACGACCGAGACAAGTACCCGAACTGGATTAGTGAAGCGTGGTTTTATTTGAGCTCAATTATAGACCGGATTAGTTTGCCTATGGACAGCGACCTACTAATGGAACTCTCAACACGGAATTGGAGCATAGATGTACGAGGCAAGCGAAAGATTGAACCGAAAGAACAGTATAAGAAGCGAGGTTTTAGAAGCCCCGACCTAGCAGACGCTTTTATAATCTGCTTTTCTGATACCAAACCGAAAGGACTTAACATATTATTTTAATTTGTGGTATAATTAAATTGTGCTTGGAAAGCAGGCACAATCCTGTGTTTACCTATACAAAAGACCTCGCTTCGGCGAGGTTTTTTGTTTGTAAGACCCCATACCGTAATTGGTATAATAGATGTATGGAGAACTAAATGAAGCCTTTTAATTTTGTAAAAAATATCTTTAAACCCCAAAATAAACAGATTAACACAGCCCTCGCTAGCGCAAGACACTTTTTGAAATATGGGAATACGCAGATTAGAACGCCTGATTGGTCACAGGTTTTACTAACCGAACAAGACGCTTACAGCGGTATTTTATATGGCGCTATAAATGTAAGGGCGGTAGCTTTAGCTCAATTAGCAACCAATAACTTAATTACAACAGCCTCTGATAAAGTGATTGAGAAAGCTAAAGCCGAAGGGAAGGTTATAGAACACCCTTATTTAGAGATAATTGACAAATCTAAAACATTTTCTAATTATCAGTTTTGGAGTACGATTACGACTTATTTAGACCTAGAAGGTTTGATGTACATAATGGCGGTACGGGCTATAAGCCCAAGTGGCTTAGTCGGTAATGTTCAGGAATTCAAACTACTTAATCCGTTTAATGTGCAACGAAAGTTTGATAGCAATACAAAAGAGCTAGTCGGTTATACAGAATATCGTGGCACAATGAGCCGGGATATACCAAAAGAAATGATTATACCGATTATAAATCTTAACCCGTTTGACGAAACGCCATTTAGCATGGTAGATGCAGTGAAGGAACACCAATTTACTCTAAAAGCAGCCGGAGATTACACGAGAGCCGCAATATCAAACAATATAAATTCACCCGGAATTATAGCGACAGATAAAGAATTAAGCCAAGAAGAATTAGAAGATTTTAAGGCAAGAGTAATCGGGAAAGTAAAAGGCGAACCGATATTTGGTGGCGGTAAAGGTTCTGTAACGTGGTCGGATATGCAAGCCGACTTAAATAAATCCGCTCTCACAGATGTAAATAATATATCTTTACAGAATATAGTGTCGGTAAGCGGTGCTAGCAAGACTATGTTGGGTTGGGAAGAATCAGGCACAACTAGAGAAACCGCCAAAGTTCAGCGTAATAATTTTATAGAGATGCGAGTAATGCCACAATTACAGTTTATAATAGACGCCTTAAACCAAGATTATAAAATATATAATCCGATAGAGTACGAAAGAGATAGATATACTATAACGATTGAGAACCCACTGGCCTCAAATGTAGAACAAGACTTAAAAGAGACGGAATGCCGGCAAAAAGAGTACGACTTGTATCAAATAATGGTGGATAATGGTTATGACAGAGAAGAAACTGCTAAATTCGTGAACCACCAAATTGAATTAGAAGAACTAAATGAACCTGACGAACCTAAACTACCACCACAATTAAAAACGAAAGAACCGGAAGAAGAGCCTAAACAAGAACCTGAGAAAGAAGAAAAGCAACACATACACACTTGCGACCACGAATATATAAATAAATTAGAAACCGGCGTATTAGAGAGCTCAAGAGGTGCGTTACAAAATGCGGTAGTCAATATAGATAATAAACTGATAGCCGAAGTCGTAAAGAAGGTGGGTAAAAAGACTAATGACTTCAAAGAAGTAAAAGATATGGTTAGTCTAGCGGTAAAAGCAGCAGTTATAAACGAGCTGGATATGGCACTTGGTACTTTTTATGGGATTATAATGCCTCTTTACGCTTACAATGTAATGAGTGAGAGGTTAGAAACTTATTCTATGACCGCTCAATTTAATTTAGACCCTGAAACCAAGAAGTTTATAAAAAGCACCTCAAAGAAAGTGTCCGAAGAACATATTAGCAATTTATTAGCTGATATGATGTACTCAGCACAACAAGACAGTTTAGAAGGTTTAGACCGAGAGATGATAGCGAACAATCTATTAAATAAGTATGGAAACAATATTTCAGAAGAACGTGCCAAAGTCGTAGCAAGAACCGAAACAAACCGCGCCTTTACAATGGCCCAATATTCTGCCGATAGACAATTCTTAGAACAAAATGGAATTACTAATAAAGCTTACAAAAAGTGGATAGTCAGAAGCTCTAACCCCTGCCCTTTTTGTCAAGCTATGAGCCAAGAACCGCCTATACCCTTCAATCAACCTTTCGCCCAAATAGGCGACGAACTAGAAGCGGTAGTAAGTGATAAAGGGAAAACCAAAGTCAGTAAGATGACAGTGGGATTTTTAGACGCAGAAGCCGGCAATTTACACCCGAATTGCGGCTGCGCTTATGAGTTAATAATTGAAGGCTATGCTGAATAGACGAACCAAAGATGAAATAGAAAAGGCCCAAGTAAAGCAAAATACTTTACAGATTATAGATAATCTAAAAAGTATAAAAGCTTTGTTGAGCCAACAGACAAATATAGATTTTAGTGAAGTAGTAACCGCGATTGAGGAAGTACATAACTCAATAAACGATTTAGATTTACGCGATAGAAATTTATTCATAGAACAAAAAAACCTAATAAATAAATTAGGGAAAGAATACGAACAGATTGTTAATCGTTTAATTACAAAGATAGAAGCGGTAAGAACTAATAAACCGCAAATTAATATAGACCTAAAACCTTTAGAAAATACTATAAAACAGATACCGGAATATCTGAAATTACTTAACCAAGAGACACCCGAACCTATAAATCTAAAACCGATTGAGAAGAAGCTAGACGAGATAATCAAGCTTATAAAAGAAGCTAACAAAAGCAATAAGGGTGGCGCACCGGTTTATATAGGCGGGGGTGGAAGCAGCAACACGCTTAGTAAAAAAGCCCAAGAGAACCTTGAGAAACTTTCTTTTAACGAAGATAATCTAAAAACAACTGCTAGTTTAGAGGGCGCGGTAACAATAGACAAAGTAAGTCTGCAAGACACCGAAAATAATAGAATCAATCCGGCCACTAGGGAGAAGCAAGATGAACTGTTAGAAGCAATTGAATTATCAATTCACAAACGAGTAGAACAAGCCGACGATAACGTTACAACTATCAATTACACTGATGCTACAAAAACTGACGTGGCGACTATTGTACAATCTTCCGCAACAGTAGGATATACTGTAACCGAAACCTTTGATAACTCAGGCGCAACTACTTTAGTCATAACGAGGAGCGTTGTTTAATGGCAACAATCACCAGCGATACTTATTTAGACGATGGCACAGCAAGAAGTGCCGGCGAAGCGTGGACGTGTAATGGTGGAGTGTTAACAGTTAGAACCGACACCCGTTGGCACGCCAATGCTCCGGCTAGTATGACAGGCTCTTTAGGCTCACTAACAGTTTCAGCTACTTTAGGCGGTGGATACGTCTTAGACGGTACAAAAGTCCGCTGGCTGGCTTACGACACTGGTAGTGGCAATGTACCAGCCATAGGCACGAATATCACGCAGGGCGGTGTATCAGGTTATTTATTGGGCGTCTGGAAAGATTTAGTGTCCGCCCCGACCGCAGTAGGCGCGGCTATGCCGGCCAGTGGCTTTATTAAGTTTAGAGAAGTTAGTGGTACATTCTCAGCCGGTGCTTTGACTGGAATAGGGGCCAGTGCTACCGGCGCAGATGTAACCGGTTGGATTGAAGTAGTCCACGACCAAGCGGCCGATTTAACATTTAGACGAATGGGGCTAGGCTTTCAGGTAAAGGGCGAGTGGTTTGAATTAGGTTTAGGAAATGACACCGCCGGACAGACTTTTCAAGTACCGACTAATGGCGGGGGGAATACGACCCACGTTCAGGGCGTTTATGTAGAAACCGGCAACGCCACTAACATTTTTGAGTGGTGGCCGGCTATCACACCGGCTTTAGGCTGGGTAAACACTAGAATCGCCACAGATGCAAGAGGCAAGTTTGTAGAGAGTGTTGGCAACGGAGTGGTTAGGTTTGGCTCTGACGGTACGGATAACGTAGGAATGCCCTGCCCGAATGGTGCAAGAGTCAGAATACCTAATGTAATCGGAAGACAGTGTGCTACTGGTACGCGAGCTACTAACGCTACTTCTCATACTACAGTAGGTTCAAGACCGGAAATGATTTGCACCTCCGCCCCGACCATAAATATAGATAAGTTTATGAGTAATTGGTATTTTAATTTAAGCGGATTATATGCTTGCGATATTAGAAACAGTTGTTTGGAGTCACCCTTAAATATCTTAAACTGCCCATCTAAAGTTAAAGTGAATAATGTTTGTGTCGGTAGAACAGTAGCGGTAGCCTCTTATTCTTTGTCTATCCAAACTAATGTAAATGGTGGGGAACTGAAAGATATTACCACATATAGACACGACGCAGCATCGTCAGGTTACGCTTGTTATTTTAATAATTGTGCCGGAACGGAAAACGAACCTTTTAAGATTGAGAACCTTAAAGCCTCTAGCGGTATAAGTGCGGCTCGGAATGCCAGTGGTTATATCAATTACTTCAATAACTGCTCTTACTTAGAGATAAAGAACCTCAAACAATCTAACCACGGAAGTTACATCAATGCTTCAGCCAATATAAAGGTTAAGAACATAGACCACACCGACCGATTAGTGGGAAGTACTGATACTACTACTGGGGTTTATACGACTTATGTATTTTTAAGCAAAGACGTAGAAGTAGACGGTATAACCTTTGGCCTTAATGGAACGATAAGTAATGTCCACCCCTACGCTGGGGTATTCAACACCGCTAATAATTTAGGCGGAATTAAGTTAAGAAACGCCGGCAGTTACGCATCGCCCCTACCGGCAGGCGATAGCAACAATCCGGCTTATGTGTGGGCATCTAGTGGAAATGAAGTCGGTGTCAGTGTGCAGAGATGCTATTTGACTGCCAGTAGAACCCTGCCTTTTACCGCACCCAATACTACAAAAGGAATGAAAGTTGAACACGTTTACGGGACTCTAACAGCCGCCCAAACTATGATAGCCCTAGACTCGGTTTATAGGAATTGTGGGAGTCGTAACACTACCACCGGCCAAGCGGCGGTTTACGGAACTCACTGGTATAACTGTTTTGATTCAGCCACCACCGGTAGAATAATAGTCGCTTATAACGAACCTACATCTGAAAGCGCTAAATACGCCTCTACAAACTTTGGGGCAGGGGCAGGCTTTACTTCAGCCGGCTCGGTGTCTATGCCTAACATAGACGATATGGTAGAGTTTGAAACGCCTTACTTTATTATCGGCTACACCGCTTTGGCAGACGCTAACCCGACCATAACCGGTACGAACCCTGCGAACTTTACTTTACAATACGCCATAGACACCGGAAGCGGATATGGGGATTATAAAGACTTAACAAGAGGCAATCTATCCGGCGAAGTTATCTCGCCAGTTACCGGCTTCAAGTTAAAAATTAAGGCCACTACCAAAACCGCTAACGCCAACAATGCTCTAATTTATATAAGGCTAGACACTACCACCACAGCCGAAGCTCAATCAACTAACTTATATCCTTTAGAGGAAGTAAATAGTAGTCTTACTTTAACCGGATTAGAAGAAGATACTAGAATAAGAGTTTATAACGCTGATTATTCGGAGTTATTAGACGCAAAAGACCTAGCCGAAACGACTTACACTTACGACTACACTTGGAACTCCACCGATAGTGATTTTGATGTCAATGTCTTAATTTGGAAAGATGATAAAAAGATTATTAGATTAGAAGCTTTAAGTTTAACCGATAAACCGCAATCAATACCCATAAGCCAACAAGATGATTTAGTTTATACCGCTCCGAGTAACCAAGTTACAATAGATTTTGAAAATAAACTGCTATTACTAGATGAGTACGCAACTTATGTAGTACCGGAAATATATAGCAAGTGGAAGGATAGCTTACTAGATGATTTCAATGCTCAATACGACTTAGCTTTTGAAGCGGTAGGTGGACAGCAAATATCGGGAAGCTCTTATATACCCTTTTACACATTCTTAATAAATGGCTGGCGAGTAAAACCTTATGAATCAAACCAACATATAACGGTAAACGAGGGAGTATTATTGACCTCTGAAGGCGACGACCCGTTTGTAGATACTGAAGGCGGTTATAATATACGAGTAAGATACGAACAGCCAGTACAAGCCATAGCTCTAGCGACAAGCGGAGTAGGGCCGGCTGATGTTTGGAGTTATGCTAATAGAAGTTTGAGCCAAGCTGGAGTAGAAGCGATTACAAACGGATTAGCTAAAACAACCGACCTAGAAGGCTTAAATGATGTGAGTAAAGAAGAAGTCAGAACCGAAATTGATAATGCCCTAACAACCTATGACCCACCGACAAAAAGCGAATTAGACACAGCCGAACAGAATATAAAAGACAAGATAGATAGTAAAGCTACCGGCTTAACTGAAACTGAACACGACAAACTAATGAGTTTGAAAAATGCTAATATAATTGTAGGAAAGAAAATATTATAAGGAGTAATATGGACTTACAAAGATTAAGACGTAATCCGTTTTATAAGCTCTCTAAAGAGCAAGAATTAGAAATAAAAACCCAAAATATACACCGCCAAGATTTAACAACCCCGATAATGAGGAGTAAGCATAATGACAAGCGAAGAACCAAAAAAAGAAAAGATACTGTGCGAGATACGTTGCCCGAAGAGAATATGGGTACGGAAATACAAAAGGTACATGACCTGCCAAAACCTGATTGTAAAAGTTGCACCGGGCAGTAGTGGCGAAGGCTATTGCCATATTAAAGATATAAATACTGGAATGAGACACGGAACTTTTGAGTTTGAAGTCGATAAAAACTACATACCGCCAAAGAAAAATATAATTAAAGTTAAAAAGGTGAATGGTAATTGATATAATAGTATATGTAGAGTAGCCGAGAGAGCCGGCGGAATGACTGGCCAAGAGTGAGCGACCGATAAATACTAAAGGAATTAAGGATATGAATGAAAATCATATCGGTATTGTTACAGTAAAAAACTCTCTCACTGACGAAGGCAACGGACTTGTTACAGTAAAAGGCGGATTAACGCTTACCGATGAGTCGGTACAACATAACGGAACGCGCTACGACATAAAGAGCCTGAATATAGATGAATATGACGGGAAGCTATTTGCTAACCACGGTGGCGAGTGGGGCGTTTATGGGATTGAAACGGTAATTGGTAAGTTAATCGGAGTACAGAAAAAAGGCAAGCGAGTAATTGCGGAAGCAATACAGTATTTCTTAGATAACCCACTAGGGCTAATGGCCTATTTAGGGGCTATCAAGAACATGCTAACCGACTTTTCAATCGGTACTCTAGGCCCAGACCCTAACGAAGAAGGCGTACTAAAAGACCATAAACTTTTTGAAGTTTCAATGGTTGGGATTGGTAACAATAAGAACGCCAAACTCCAACAGCTTGTAACGAACTCCATAGCCGAAGCCAAAGAACGCGGTTTAGACACATCTAAACTGGAGAAGTTATTTACTAACGAAACCGAAAGCAAGAAAGAGGCAGAAATGCAAGATGAGAATATCAAGAAAGAAGAACAGCCGGAAGAGCCAGCCCAAGAGCCACAAGAGAACAAAGTGGACGTTGAGGAGCTGGTTAAAAACGCTGTTCAAGAGAAAGTAGCAGGTTTAGAGAGCGAACTTAAACGCTATAAGGATGAGTTTGACAAATCTGCTAAAGAACCCGATTTTACTATGGCTAACAGTAGTGGTTCTAGTTATTCAATCAGCTCGGTAAAAAATACTTTAAGTAATATAGACTACCGAGAATTGCACACGCAACAGATTGAATTTGCCAGACAAATGTTAGTTAATGGGAACGTTGAGGCCGGTAGAAAGCTAAACGCTATCAACGAGTTTAACTTGGACCGGCTTAAAGAAGAAAAAGTTGTTCGTAACAGTATAACAATTGCTGATATGGGGAACTTTGTAATCAGCCCTGAATTACTTACTGAAATTCAAGGCGTTCGCACTTCTTATGCACCAGTGGTAGATAATACAGAATGGCGCGAAACTCTTAGCACCCGAATGGCTTGGCTAGAGAGAAGTGGCGATATCAATATGCAAGAAGTTGCAGCTTGTGAAGACCATGACGGCTCGCAAGCTAACCCGAATGCTAACTTGAAACCAATTAGCGAATATGGGGCAACTCTTAGGACTTCAGACCTCAGCGAAGTCGCTGCAGTTACTCCAGTTTGCAATGCTGCTACAAGATTTCTAGCAGTGGACGTTCTCGGTGACGTAGCCGCAGGCTACCGCACCGATTACGACAGGAAGCGCGCCCAGCTATTCATAGCACGCTTGCAACAAGCTGTTGATTACAATGGTAATGTAGCGGTTTATGATGTTAGCACACCCGAAGAAGCTTTAATTAGTTTCTTAGACACCTTCGGTGAAATCTCTACCACCACCCCAACAGGGACTTACATATTAAGCGATAAGAGCCTAATAGAGCTCCGCAAGAACCTAATAATGGCCGGTGGCAGTGATGTTTACAATAGTGTGTTCTTCAGGGGCGAGGGCGGAGTACCAACGATTGACGGCAAGCCATATATCGTTGTACCAAGCGACTTGCTACCAACTCTAGGCACAAGTGAAACCAAGAGCTTTACTGTGAACGGTGTAACCGTAACCGTAGATAAAGCGGTGTTCTACCTAGACCTTAGTAACTTTACTGGCCGAACCAGTGGCGGTTTGCAATACGACCTAGCCACTCAAGCCTCATACGAGACCGGCGGTAAAGTAAAAAGCGCCTTCCAGAGAAATGAAATCGTCTTACGAGGTTCATTCTTTAGAGGCGGTGCTATAAAGGACAGGGAACAAGTTTCAGCCCTAGAAGCAGAAGCTACAACCTAAGAGGAGTTTGAAAATGGACTTAGCGACTTACGAATACCTAATCGGTAAATCAGTTTCGGTTGAAGAAGAAAGTTATATACTCTCCGCTATAAACCGAACTAGAACGATTTTAGAAAGTCTGCTAGGTTACACACTTAAACCCGAAAAGGTTAACCAGAACCTTTACAACGAGCAGGGTAAGACGCCGATAGAGTGCGTCTGCCCTGATTTAGTTTCAGAATTACTACCAGCCGACCCAGTCATAAATGCCTACCGGCTATATTCTTACAACCCAAAAGCTAAATACCTCTTTACAGACCCATTTTACGCGGTAC